CGCCGAGCCGGCGCCGAACGCCGCGGCGACGAGCGCGTCGAACGCCTCGACGGCCGCCGCGGCGCTGCCGGCGTTCGCCATGCCCGAGGCCGACACGAGCGCGTCGAACGCCGCGGCGCTGCCCGAGGCGACGCCGGCCGGCGCCTGCGCCTGCGAGAGCGCCGAGACGGTCGCGTCGTGCGCCGTCGACGAGCCGGTCGCCGCCGCGGCGTTGGCGCCGGTCGAGCCGGTCGCGTCTAGCGCCGTGCCAACTGCGGCCGCAAATCCGGCCGGCACGGTGACGTCGACGGTTGCGCCCAATGCCGATGACGAGGCGCCTGCGGCGCCCGCAACTGCCCCTAGCGACGCTGCCGCGTCGAAAGACGATGAGGCCGCTAGCGCGACTGAAACCCCTACCCCTGCGGCGATACTCGCCGTCTCGGCCGAGGTAGTCGCCGCCGCAAGATCAGCGTTGGCGGAAGTCTGCGCCGCGGTCGAGACGGTCGCGTCGAGCGCCGTCGCCGAGCCGGTCGCCGCCGCGGCGTCCGTCGTGACGGCCGCCGTCGGCGAGTGCGCGGCCGACGTCGCCGCGGCGTTGCCCGCGGCCGGCGTGGCAGCGAGCGCCGTGCCGGCGTCGTACGCCGCGGTGGTGGCCTGCGCCACACTCGCGGCCGGCGTGCTGGCGAGCGCCGTGCCGGCGTCGTACGCCGCGGCGCTGCCGGTCGCCTCGGCGGCCGGCGCGCTGGCGCTCGACGAGGCCGAGACGGTCGCGTCGTACGCCGTCGACGAGCCGGTCGCCTCGGCGGCGTTGGCGCCCGTGGCGGCCGTCGGCGCCTGCGCCGTGCTCGTGTAGGCGGCGACGTCGGCCGGCGCCTGCGCGCCGACGGCCGCGGTCGCGTCGTACGCGGTCGCCGTGCCGGCGCCGTGGCTTGCGCTGCGCGTGACGGCGACCGAGGGCGAGAGGGCGGCCGACGTCGCCGCGGCGTTGCCGGCGTTGGCGCCGACGGCCGCGGTCGCCGAGGGCGCGGCGCTCGTCGCGGTCGCGGCCGTTGCCGGCGCGCTCGTGCTCGGCGTCGAGCCGGTCGTGTTGACGTTATCGACGCTGCCCGTGTTGTTCGTGCCGTCGGCCCGGTGCGACTCGACGATGAATTGGCAGTTAGTCGCCGACAGCGCCCATGCGGGGGCGGCGACCGTGCGCCGGTTTGTCCATGTCGAGCCGTCGGTCGACGTGTCGAATAGCACGTTCGATCCGCTGATACGGATGCGCCACCATGCGTGTGTGGTGGCGTTATAGGCGAACGACGTTGCCGTCGCGTCCCAATAGTCCGTACGGATCGACGGGTAAAGCTGCTGCGCGTCGAGATCAAGATAGAACGTGATGTCAGTGCCGGCCGGTTGCGTATCCGACCGAATCGTGATCTCGAAATACGCATCGGTCGTGCCGGCCGCCGCAGGCACAACGACTTTCAGGTAAACCGAGTCGAGCGTATAGATAGCGTCCGACGCGAGCGCGTTGTAATCCGTATTGCACGGGACGACGCCGACGCCGCCCGACGCGCTCGGCCCCGGAACGCCGTAGTTCGCGGTCCACTTAGTGAGGTCGAGCGTGCCCGAGAAAGTGTCGACGAGCGTCGAGAGGTTAGGCACGGCCGCCCCCTACCGGTTGCGCTGGAAAGGGGCGACCGACCACGAGGCGCGCGCTACACGGTTACGCGCTTGATGCCGTTCGTTGACCAAACAATCGTGAACGTGCCGGCCGTGACGGACTGCGGCCCGCCAAAGTAGTTGAAGCACACGCCCTGCTTTGCGACCGTGCCGGCCGTAATGCTGTTGTCGTACACGAGGCAACCCGTCGCGTTGGAAATCGTGACGTTGCCGCCCCCCGCGAGGTCGGCCGCGTCGAACATGGCGGCGCCCGCAACGGGAATGGTGAACGTCTTTGACGCGAGAGCGCGCCCGCCCGCAACCCAGTTGGTCGCGTCGGTGACCTCGCCCGCGACAACCCACTGACCGGTGTTGTATCCGGTCGACGCGAGGGCGGCCGACTTGTCGGGCGTAATCGTGTTGTTGTAAAGGGCGACATTCACAGTGTCGGAATCGAGGCCCGTGTACCCGGTGCCGGACACCTGCCACGCCTGCAAAATCCACTGCTCGAAAACGCCGCTTGCAGTCCACGCCATGACGTCACGCCCCCATCTCGTCGGCCGCCGCGCGGTATTCCGCGGCCTCGGCCCGGCGCGTTGCGAGCGCCTGCCGCAGGCCCTCGATTTGGTGCTCGATCTTTGCGACGGCCGCGTCGGACTCGTCGGCGAGCCGGCGCCGGTATCGGCGCTCGCGCTCGGCGTTGAATGCGCCGAGGTCGAGTTCGACGAATGCGTCGAACGCCGCCCCATCGGCGCCTGCCGGAATGCTCATGCGTCGGCCCTCCCGTGAGCCGTAGGGGCGTACACCGCGACGTCGCGTCGCCCGTCGCCGTACTCGGTTGAAATCGCCATGACCGGGCGACCGGCCGGCGTGAGTTGCACGTGCTCGCGGCCGATGTAATCGGCGCGCTCGTGAACGACGGTCGTCGCGTCGACGCCTACCTCGATGAGGGGCGCCGAGAATCCGCCGAGCGCGCCGCAGGGATGAAACCGCGTGTGCGGCTCGGCCTCGCGCGTGACGTCGGTCGCGGGGCAGTGCGGGCAGTGCCAGCGCCGCACAGGCGGCGCCAGGATCGGAACGCCCACGGCGCCCCCTCTCGTCGTCGTGTGGAGCGCCGCGGCGCCCGACCGGGGGTAGGGGTCGGCCGAGCGCCGCGGCGGCTTGTGCGGGCGCCTAGCGGGTCGAGCGCTTGCCGGCGTCGGCGTTGCGCACGGTCGGGTCGCCGTTCGCGGCGAGGCCGTCGCGCACGTGCTCAGTGAGGCGCTGCCGGCGCTCGGCGTCGGCCTCGCCCCCGTTGTCGGCCTCGGCGCGCTCGACGGCCGCCGCGGCGACCGCATCGACCTGCGGGCCGGGCGTCGCGGCGGGGGCGCCGTGAACGGCGCTACCGGCCGCGGCCCGGTCGGCCGCGGCCTGCCGGTTGGCCTTGATCTGTGCCGCGGCCTGCGGGGTGCCGTCGGGGTGCACGTAACCCTCATCGCCCGGTCGCGGCCAGTCGCTACCAAGCTGTTCGGTCTGCCGCTCCGCGGCCGGGCGCTCGCCTGCGATCGGATCGACCGGGGCGGGCGCGCTCGGCTCGCTGGCGCTCGTCGACGCCTTGCTCGTCGACGCGCTCGACGTCGACGCGCTCGTGTTGCTGCTCTTGCTTTCCTCGGCCATCGTCGGGCCTTTCTGTGTCGGCCTCGGCGGCGCCGAGGCGTGCGAGTTCCGTATCGACTTGCGCGACTCGATCGAGCCGGCCACGAGAGAGGTAGCCGTGCCGTTCCCGACGCAGGGAAGCGATTAGCGCCTCGCGCTGCGTCGGCGTTTCCATGTAGTCGATGCCGCCATTTCTGACGGCTCGCACGGGCACGAGTTCGGGCACGGCTACCCCCTAGTTGGCTAGAACGTCGGCGCCGCGAGGCCCGTACCGGAAATGACCGAGATCGACTTCGGGTAGCGGCCCGCGTGAATCGCGCAGTACGCATAGAAGCGCAGCAACACGGAAAGCTGATCCGCCTTGGTCTCGCGGAACGTCTCGGAACGGGGCGCGCTCTCGTAGAACAGAACGTCAGTCGAACGCGCGATGATGATTCGATCTTCGTTCGTGCCGGCGCCCAGCGTGGTCGGGATCGACGGATCGACGAAAACGGGAAGGCCCTGCAAGGTGCCGACGCGCCCCTGAGAAATGACGCCGCCCGACTGCGCAATGCTGTTCATCGCGTCGGGCGTCACGAGCGGGCGACCGCCAGTGTCGAGCGCCGAGAGGAACCATGCCCAGCGCCGCGGGTGCATGAAAATCTTATCGGCCGGCATGAGCCGCCCGGTGTGCACCTGCTGGATTCCGTCGGCCACCTTTGCGTACAGTTCGCCGACGGTCGGCGAGGCGTCCGTGTACGTGATGGCATTGAGGCCCGTCACGTTCAAAACGCCTACCTTGTTGGTCGCGTTGTTGTTGAGCGCGAACACATCGGCCTTGATGGCGTAATCGGCCGCGAGGTCGGCGAGTAGCACGTCGTCCATGTTGATCGGCGACTGATCGAGCAACTGCTGTGCGATTACCTGCTGACCGGCAATCGTCGCCACGGCCGCGGTAACCGAGTTGGTCGTCGCGTCCGTGTTCTGCACCGCAGTGTTCTGCGTGCTCTGTTCGGCAACGGCCGTTCCCGTGGCGAGTCGCGGCAGGGAAATCGAGTCCGTGCCGCCCGGCAAGTTCTGCCCGTTGAGCTGATCCGCGAATACGCGGCCGGCGCGCGCAAGTTCGATGAACTGCTGAACCTGCCACAGGGGCGGCACGAACTCGCCGCCTGCGCCGTCAACGGTCGTGAGCGCCCGGTATTCGGCGCTGTCGGCCGCGGCCCGGTCGTTGCGCACGAGCCGGTCGATAGCGGCGGAATCCTGCCGGTGCTGCGCCCGGAAAAGGTCGCGGAAATAGGACGTCTGACCGCCCCGCGGGTACACCTCGGGATCGGTCACCTGCGCCCGCGGGGTGTGCGGGTTGGCGCCGGTCGGGTTGGTTTCGCGCTCGCGCGCCTCGCGCTCGCGCTCGTCGGCGATGGCGCGCTCGGTCGACGCGATGCGCTCGTCGAGCTGCCGCACCTCGGCCTCGGCCGAGTCGCGGTCGCGCATGAGAGTGGCGACGCGCTCGTCTTCGTCGCTGGTGAGCGCCGAGCGCCGCGCGGCCTCGGCCGCGTCTGCGATCGAGCGCACCTCGGCGACCGCGGCCTCGCGCCGGGCCTGCGCGCCGGCACGCTGCGCGCGCAGGTTGGCGAGCATGGTTTCGAGATTCATGGGTCGGGCCTTTCGTGTGAGAGGCCCGCGTGTGGCGTTGCTCGGACGTCGGCCGGCGCTATCTGCCGGCGCACACGTTGACGCCCGGCCGCGGCGCTATCTGCCCCGGCCGGTCGCTTTCCGCGGGTTGCGACTACGCGCCGAGTTGGGCGCGCAGGAGAGACACGCCGCGGCCGGTTGCGGCCGGGGCGGGAACGTCGACGGCGCCGAGGTCGGCGCGCGTCGAGAGCACTTGCAGCGCCGCCCGAGCCGCACTCGGCGGCATGGCGGCGAGGTCGGCCAGGAAATCGGCCGACCGGGCGTTGACGGACGTGTGCGGGTTGGCGCCGTACGTGACCGGGCCGACGTCGCCGCGGTCGAGATCGACGCGGGTAATCCGGTACTCGTCGTAATTCGGCGACCACGTGCCCGCGGTAATGCGGAACATGAACGACTGTTCGCGCACGTCGCCGTCTTCGATGGCGGCGACGAGGCGCTTAACGTCGTCACGGGTCGGGTTGAGGTATGCCCGGTCGTGCAGTCCGGTCGAGTCCGCGGTAAGGATTAGGCGACCGTTCTGCGTCGTCGCCATAGCGGTACCGGCGTGATTCTCGCGGAACACGACGAACGGGTTAGCGGCCAGCGTTTCGGCGAATGCGTCACGGTCGATCACCTCGGTATACGGTCCGAACCAATCGAACATTTCGTATCCCTGTTCGGCGACCGAGGCGTAACCCTCGACCTCATACCACGTTTTGCCGTCGCGCTCGACCTTTCGCGCCCGCACCTCGGAACGGGCGCGCACGTCGGTACGCGCGACCTCGGCGCCCGGCGTGCCGAGCGCGTGCCCGGCGTTTTCCTGCGCCCTGCGCGCCTGCGCCGCCTCGGCGACGAGCGCGCGCAGGTCTATCGTTGTGCGCGTCATTTCGTGACCTCCTGCGGCGTTGTGCGTGCAGCGCCGAACACTCGATCGAACTCGGCGAGTTGCGATTCGGTAAGCGGCGGCCGGTCCTCAATCGCGCGTGCCTCGTCGGGCGTCAGCGTGCGCGAGTTGATCTCGGTTTGCATCTTGCGCGCTCGGGCCTCGGGGTCCATAGCGAGCAATGCGGATCGATTGAGTTTGATGTATCGGGGGCGCGGCAAGAGGCCCGACGAGAAAGCGCGCTCGCGCCTCGTGACGGCCGGGCCTAGGTGCATGATCAAGAGCTGCAAATTCCGCTGCGTGATCGACGCATAGGTGATCGAGCCGCCCGGCACTTGACCGTCGATGAGGTCGGCCGGCACGCCGAAAAAGCGCGCGATGTCCGGCACGCCGTATTGCATGAGATCGACGTATGCGTCTTGGTTGCTCGCCGCTTGCAGGGGCGAGAGTTCCCAATCGACGCCCGTCACGAATACCGAGCCGGGTTGCACACTCGCCATGTACCGGGTTTTCGTCTCGGCCGCGACGTCGGGCGGGATCACGCGCTCTTTGTTGCGCAGCACGGCGGCCGGCGTCGCCGAGTTGCCGAACCATGAGATAGCGAACTCTTGCGCCGAGAGGTACGCGCCCACCGAATAGGCGGCGTACGCAATCGGCGAGAGGCCGAGCGCGACGCCCGGCACGACGTATTGCCGTTCGTGCCATACGTTTTCGGCCGGCACCTCGTCGCCGCCGATCCGGTACCGCCAATCGGTTTGACCCTGCCGCGGCGGCACGAGGCCGACGTCGGCGACCGACACGAGTTCGATGCGCGCCGGCAGGCCGAGCGCGTTTCGCTGCGTCACGACGCCGAACGCATTGCCGCATCGATCGAGGTCGAGTTGCGTCGCGGCAATCGCCTCGTGCCAATCGATGACGTGCCCGGCGTTACGCCACTCGACGGCCGGTAGGTTCACCTGCACGCGCACGCCGTCGACGTCGCGGAAAGCGTCAACGGGCATCGTCGAAATGAGGTCGGACCGCAGGCGCAGCGCCGCCCATACGGCCGACGAGCGCAGCGCGCTATCCGGGCCGACGCGAGCCGTTCCCACAAGCGTCGAGCCGCGCGACGAGTTCGGCGGAATCTCGGGCGTCGGGAAGGCGTCGCGCCGAGCGCGACCGAAAAACAGGCTCACGGCGCATCACCCCCTGCACGCCGGGCGGCCGAGGCCGAGGCGCCGGCCACGAGGAAAGAGCCGAGCGCGAGGCCGAGGGCGAGGCCCTGCACGCCGATCCACTCGGCGAGCGAAATCGTGATAGCGGCCGTGAGCATGAGCACGGCCAGCACATCGAGGGCGGTGGTAACGGCGCGCATGTCGCCCCCTTAATCGCACTGCGGAAACGTAAGATCATCGAGTGACCGCTGATTACTCGAATGTGAAAGCCGAACTCGGCCGCGGAACGCCGGCCGCCGTGCTATGCGCAACGTGCCCGTGGCATCGGCCATGCGTGCAACCCCCCGCCATGAGCGAGCGCGAATACCGCGCGAAACTCGACGAGACGTTGCAGTCGAGCAAGAGCGACGACAAGGGGGGCGCTATGGGCGCCCTCGTGGTCGCGTCGATCCTGGCGCCGCAGGTCACGAGCGGCGCCATGTGCCCGGTATTCGCCCTGCGCCTCGGCGGACCGGACGGCCGCGAGACGGCCGACGCAATCCGAACGCACATGCGCGGCGCTCAATAGACGTTGCTGCCTCGCGCAGATAGCGGCGCGAGAGTGCGGGTTGATCGCCGCCGCAGTGACGATGCCGCCGACCGGCCAGCGCGCGCCGGTCGGCGGCGTCAATAGACCGAACTCAATAGGTCGTACGTCTGCCCGTCGTCGGCCTGCGAGCGCACGAGGTACGCCCAATGCGCCAGCGTCGCGCCCACGAGGGGCGCAATGTCGGCGCCGCCTTTCCGGTCCCATGCCGAGCCGCCCGCGAGGGGGCGCACCGCGGCGCCGGCAACGGCGAGATTCAACGGCCCGTCGTCGGCGTGCTGCACGGTCGAGTCGCGCACGCCGTCGACGAACAACCCGAACGCCTGCGCTGTCTGCCCCGCGGTCGGCACGATGAGCGAGCCGCGCGTCGGCTTGTCGGCGTCGTCGGGCGGCGTGATGCCGGCCGTTTGCAGGTCGAGCAAGAGCGAGCCGGCCGGGCCTTTCACGTCGAGCGCGACCGCGAGGGGGCGCCAGCGCGCGCACAGGTCGACGAGCCGGTCGACGCACCAATGCGTGCCCGGCCGGTAGTCGACGACGGCAACGTGCACGCGGTCGCCGATGCGCCCGGCCGCCACGATGGCGGCGTGCGTGCGCGCCGGGTTGACGTCGAGCGCGAACACGACATCGGCCGGAATGCCGGCGTAGGCATCGGCCAGCGTGCGCCAGTGCTCGACGTCGATCACGCCCGAGCCGCCCTCGATCTTCCGCGGCCAGATACCGAGGCGTTCGCGGGCAAAGTCAACGGGCGACATCGAGTTGCGCTCGCGCTCGACGAACGACTCGGTAATGCCGCGCGAGCCGTTCGACCGCACGATGCCGTACGACGGGTTCGTCGCCCGCCATAGCTTCCGGTCGTCGAGATCGACGAGCAACTGACCATCGGCGCCCGTCTCGCCGAGGTCGGCGAGGTCGACGCCTTGCACGCCGAAATCGAGGTACGCGAGGCCCGGTTCGCCCGCCTGCGCGCGCTTCCGCAGTGCGAACAACACATCGCCCGAAATGCCGTCGAGTGGCGGCGACGACGTATACCACACTTGCGGGTTAGCGCGCGACGAAAGCGTCGGCAAGAGCGCCGACATTTGATCGTTCGTGAGCGCGTACGCCTCATCGAGAATCACGAGGTCGGCCGAGAAACCGCGGCCCGAGCCTTTCGTGCGGGCGACGAAACGCAGGCGTGCGCCGTTGCGCAACTCGATGCCCTCGTCGCCGTTCGCGTGGCTTACTTTCTTGACCTGCCGGCGCAGTTCATCGACGTTCGTAAACAGTTCCTCGACGCGCCGGAACGCCTCAAACGCTGTCTTAGTCTCGTGCGCACTCCACAAGATCAAGCGCTCGTCAAAGAGATTGAGGCCCGCGAGCACTCGACATTCTAGGCAAGATCCTTTACCATTCTGCCGCCCGACGATCAAGCCGACCTCAAACGCCGCCCACGTGCCCGCGGCCGTCTCGCCGAGCGCGTCGTGCATCACGGCCTCTTGCCACGGATCGAGCACGAGGCCCGCATTCGCGGCGAGGTCGATAGCCTCTTGCCCGGCGCTAGTCCGGAACCGCGGAACGTTGCGCAGCGCCGGCCGGATCACGCCTGCGCGCCCCTGCCTGCCGCGCCTTCCGGGCGTTGGCGAGTTCGTCAATTCGGCTCGCCCCCTCGACCTGCGGCAGTTCGTCAATCGCGCGCAGCACCTCGCGCAGTTCTTTTGTCAACGTCGCCAGCACGCGGCCGTCGGCCGCCGAGCATTCCGAGCAACGCCCCTCGGCGGCGTCGATTTGCTCGGCCAAACGGTTACGCAGCGCGACGAGCGAGGCCCGCATATCGCCCTGCGCCAGCACGCCGGCAACGGGTGTCCGCTGTGCGTTCACGTCGCCCCCCTGCACTGCGGCCGACCACGAGGCGCGGCGCCCGAGTCTCTGACCTGCGGAAACGCCTTAAGCACGTGCTTACGCCGCGGCGCTATATCACGCAGCGTGTAACTTGATCTTGTTTTTCGTGACTCTCCGGGGAGAGAAAAAGGTGCGGTGGCGAGGCCGAGCAGGTGATCGCGCTGGGCGGCGACGGCTTCATGCTCCAGACGCTCCACGCGATGCTCGAATCGCGCCGCAT